AGAGAAAGCCCGGAACATAGCCTTTGAGTTATTCGGAGGCGAGTTCTTCACTACATATCCTGAAAGTTCTTGGGATGAAGATGAGCAAATGCAATTCTTCCCAAGAGGATATTTACCTGTAAACTACCAGCCATGAGTAATGTATATGTTTACATTAGGGAAACGTATGATCAAGAAGCAGAGGCTCAGAAAGAAAAAGCCATAAATAATGGTGCTCATGTAATGGAATTTGAGAACTTCACAGAGTTCATGAAATGGAAATTAAAAATAGGATCATGATATTAAGTACAGTTACAGTAGTCAATAGAGAATGTTCGAACGCTTGCTCGGTTATAGATGAAGCTTATGCTGTGGCAATAGTCACAATAAGTTTATGTCTCGGGCTAGCTATTGCCTTTGCTATTACCGCATGGGCTGCCGATAAGTTTAATTAAAAAAAAAATCAAAACATTCCCATTAGTTTAGGTTGTCCTTCTAGGGGCATTAAAACGACATCAGATGAAATAAACTGAAGTTAAAGCTGAATCAACAGCATGGGTGTAGATATTTGCAGATAAGGCGATTTCGTCATTAAAGAAACAGAATGGTAAGTAGTATAAGCACACGCAATACTTGAAATTAGTGCGATTAGGGTGACAACCTATACGGCCTATTACCTATCTGCAAATAATATTGTGTTGTATGACACACGTTTGGCAACTACGTATTAGGGAAACCTTAAGATAAGTTGTGAACCAGCTAAACATTGAAGCTGTTGTGAGTATGATTAATTGCGGGATTCATTAGTGGGTTCCCTTCATATCACATAAAGATACTAACCATGAATTGACATGGTGACCTGCACCTCTCTGCTAAAGAGGTTTAAAGAAGAGTTAATGCGGACTCCCTGGCAAAGTTGGAGAAATCCTAGAGTCATTGCTCTCTTGAGAAAAGAGTACGTGCTAGAAGATTGAGTGAATATTTCGTACAATCCAATGACAATGAGTTCTCAGCAAGTAGTTAAAGCGAAGACGGTGCAGAAATGTATGAATGGCTAGGAGTTAATATGATACCAGAATGGGAAATTCCACGAACACCTCCCTAACTACGTGACCTAAACAGATAATGCTGTAGGTGCTAAGTCCCAAATAATTAATGTTATAATATTTTTATAACTTAAAAAAGATGGTCAAACCTATGACCCTGTTAACTGAAGAACGCTTATACGTATGGATGTTAACGAAAGAAAGATAAATGAAAGTGTAATAATTTACCAGATACAGAGGGTAATTCCAGAAGTTGCTGTTTATTATTATATATAAATTTATCCAGTACACCCTTGAAGATGCCATTTGAGAGGGACAAAGCTTAAGCATCCAAATTAGTCTTAAGATTTACTGAGGAGTTGGCAGCTTGACCATTTATACTGATGCCGCGAGTGGATATTTAGTAGGTATGGATGGTGCTAGAAGCATATTGACAAAGATGCACTACTGGTGAGTAGGAGCTAGGTGATAATTGACATATTATCTGTACAGATTAGGTTGACATACATGAAATATAGGTATGGGTACAAGCGAGCCTAAACTTAGTTTAAAAACACATTAATTATTAATCTAAAGTTAATATTATGGAAGATCCAACACATAAAGTAGACATGAACGGAAGAATTTACATGTCTGATAACACTTATAAATTAAGTGAGAGCAATGAGCAAAGTTTAATCAATACTATGTTTGGGGTAGCCATGAGAATTTATGATTCTAAAGGTGAAACTTTTAAAAATAGGGAAGAGCTTGGGGAATGGATTAGAATGAACTTAGAAATAAGTGGGTTTAAAACTGAACCTGTTGGCATGGCTTGGGCTGTATTAAAAGAAATAAAGAAATTTGAATAAATTATTAATCTAAAGTTAAACATTATGGAAATATTCGCGTTAATTATGGCAATAATGTCATTAGCAGTTGCAATAACATTTTTATGTTATATGAGGAATTTATAAATTATTAATCTAATGTTAAACAAGTTATGGAAGAACATGAAAAAGTCATTGTAGAAGTAGTACTAAAAAAAAGCTTTGATGTTAATGACATGATATTTGGCCTCTCCGCTGGTATTGTCACATCAATTAGATACGACAAAGATCACTTCAAGAGATGGCAAAACAGAGTAAGCGTTTACTTGATCTCTTCTAATGTCGCATGCGGGAGTGTAGGTTGGGATGAAGAAAGACTTAACGAATACACTAAAGGAAAAGGCTTATATTCCAGAAGAATATTATAATTATTAATCTAAACTTAAACATTATGGAAAGTAATAGAAAAAGATGTAAGGTGGTTATGCTGTAAAATTTGGTATATTAATCTTTTAATTATATCTTTACAGTATGGAAAAGAAAAATTGTTATGTATACAGTCACATAAGGCTGGATAATTATACTGTGTTTTATATCGGTATAGGAACAGGTAAAAATAAATACAGAGCTAAAAATAAAAAAGCAAGAACTGTTTATTGGAAAAATATAACCAATAAAACTGATTATAAAATTGATATTTTATTTGATAATTTAACTCATTCTGAAGCTTGTTTAAAAGAAATAGAACTTATTAAATTACATGGAAGAAAAGATCAAAACAAAGGTCTTTTGGTTAATTTTACAGATGGTGGGGAAGGAAGACTTGGAACTCAAAATAAATATACACCTATTCTCCAATATAATTTAAAAGGTGAATTTATAAAGAGATGGATTAATGTATTAACCATTACGACTGAATTACAAATACCTAGACAATCTATTTATAACGTATTAAATAACAAAAGATTAACTACTAATAAATGTTTCTGGTTTTATGAAAAATCATTTAATAAAAATATGGTATATAACAGCATTAACAAAAGGTTAAACTATAAAGAAACTAAATCTAAATTATGTGATACTAAAATAATTGTTCATCAATACACAAAAGAAAATATATTCATAAAAAGTTATACATCTATTTCAGAAGCTGCAAAATATACTGGAAGTAATCCTACTGCAATAAGCTTAGTTATTAATGGTAAACGTAAATCAACAAATAATTTCATATGGAAAAAAGAAAAAGTAAAATAATTAAAATAGACAATGACTCAGAAAGAGGTTTTGATTTATACATCACATCAGATGAAGAGATAAAAGATGGTGATTGGGTCTTATATGATGTTGAAGGTTATAATAATCCCGAATATGATTCTCATTTTCTAGGGAAAGTAACAAATACTGAAGAAGCTGGACAATCTAATTCTCATTATATTGTAGATGGAGGTAAAAGACATGGCGATAATTGTTCTTGGCATTGTAGCGATTGTAAGAAAATCATAGCAACTACTGACTATGAACTTAGAGGATGTAAACAAATTGATATTTGTAGTACATCATTAAGTGAAAAATGTATATGTCCAGATAGATTACCGCAACCATCTCAAGCCTTCATTAAGAAGTATTGTAAATTAGATGGTATTGATGAAGTGGATGTTGAGTATGAGAGAGATATGGAGTCTATGCAATTAAATGTAGATTCTAAAGGAAAGATATCTTCTTGGTATTTAAAAGTAAACTCTAGCAATGAAATAGCTATACATTCTATTAAAGATAGTTGGAGTAGAGAAGAGGTTATTAGTCTAGCTAGAGATGCTTTTGATGATTCATGTAAATATTTGTCATTTAAAGAATGGATTAGAGAAAACTTATAATATTAACCTCATCCTAGCACACTAGGGTAAGTCCGCCTATGCATGGGTAGATATAAGATGCTTTTTACTGATTTATACTCAGACATGCTTAGGGTGGGGTTATTTAAAACAAAAGAAATTATGAATAATACAACTTACACATTAACCTCAGAGGGTTATACTTGTGACAAATGCAATAGTTTAGTTAGTAAAGAGAATTTTCTGGAGCATATATGTTCTAGGAGATATTACCCATCTGTATCTTTTATACATAAGGTTCGTGATAGATTTTCTTATTTATTACTAAAAACAACATTGAGAGTAAAATACAAAGATATATGGTATAATCAATTTTTTATGCAGGAAGCAACTGTTGAACATGACATACCTAAAGTTCTACAAGATCTTAATCACCTTTTACATCAGGATATTTACTTACATATGCATTTAGGAAATATAGATCTTAATCTAGTAGATTCTCATGGAATGCCCATATATAAAATATCTGATACACAAGAATCTGAAGAAGAAAGACTATTAAAAATATTTAATAATTAAAAAAGAGAAATTATGATAAATAATAAAATATGGTTCCATTACATTCTTTTTATTTTCATGTTCATGTTATTGTCAATATTAATGACAATTTATACATTGTTATTAGAAGATAGGATTACAGATGTTTTACATAAAGTGGAAGAAAAAGAATTACATAACTATGATTATGAAATAGATCTTAGGCCAGATTATATTGTAGTATATTCCAAACACGGAAATATTGACACTATACCTTTTGGTAAATTAGAATATTTCTTTGAACAAGATAATCAATAATATTTTATAAAATGAATCAAAATATTAAATTTAGTATTAAAAAAATAGGCTTTGGTCATTATAAAATATACATCACGAAACATAAAAAGGAATTAGGATCGTTCAATACCAAGGATCCTAATTTAATTAATGATACTTACCAAATGGTGTACAAAGGCTATGAACATAAATTATTAACACATGATAGTTTCGTTGAAGTAAAAGAGACTGTTTTAACACGTTTAAATAAATAATATGCAAAAATTAAATACACAAATCCAAGAACGATTTAAAAAAATGTGCAATACTGGAAAATTGTTTCGGGTTGCTCTTACAGGGAGAGATATTTGGGATTTATATCTAGACTCTTTTTCTAAAGCTGAAAATCCTGTATTTAGAGATCCTGAAAGCAGTGTTCATAATTGTAATCATTGTAAAAATTTCATTAGAAGATATGGAAACATAGTTGCCATAGATGAAAATAATAATCTTATTTCTATGTTTGATGTTGATTGTGATGATGAATATAAAATTTCAATGGAAAAAATGTCCAAAGCAATTGTTTCATCTAAAATACAAGATATATTTTTAGAAACCTTTGATGAATTAAAGAGTCTACCTTATGAATCTTGTTCTAAATCAAATTCTAATTTTAAATTAGGAATTGAAAAGAATGTAAAAAGATACACTAAGGAAGAAGCTGAATTATATGGTGTAGTAAAAACAAATGAAGTTAGAAGTTTTCATCATATTAATTTGTTATTACCCTCTTCTTATGTAGATACTTCTGGAAAATCTATTGAAGCTTTAATGGGAGAATTTAGAAGTAGTAAAGAAGTATTCAAAAGAGGTATGGATGAAATAACTTTAGATACTCTTCTATTAGTTAAGGATTTAATTATCCAAGGCTCATTATTAAACGGAGATGCTCATTTAAATAAAATAGAGAGCATGATCCCTCTTAAAAAATCTTATGATGAAATATCTTCTAAAAATAAAGATGCGTGGTGTTGGATTCAATCTTATAAATTCAATCTTGCTAAATTTAAAAATGAACTCATAGGAGTATTATGTTCTGAATTATCAGAAGGAGAAGAACTTAATAAAGCTTGTAATTCTTGGAATAAAAGAGTTGATCCTGCTAATTATATGAAGGCGGTTGCTCCTATTACAGAAAATCAAAAGAAAGAAGCTCAAAAATTTGTTGAAGAAAATGATTATATAGAATCTTTTGATAGACGATTTGCATTAATTGATGATATTAAAGTTGATGAAATTAAACACATTAATCTTGGTGATAGCACTATAACGATAGCTTCAATATTTGATAATGTAAAAACTTCTAATTCTAAACATAAAAGAAACGAGTTTAAAGGAATAGAAGAAGTTACTATAAATAAATTCATGAAAGATATTTTACCGACATGTACTTCTGTTGAAGCATTTTTAGAAAATAAGCATGAAAATAATCTAGTAACATTAACTACAGCAAAGCAAAAAGATTGCAAACAAATGTTTAAATGGAATAATCCTTATTCTTGGACATATAATGGAAATCTTGCTGGTAAATCTATGATTAAAGAATCTGTTAAGTCCCAAGGAGGAAAAGTAGATGGTGTATTAAGATTTAGTATTATGTGGTCTGAAAAAGATTCAAAAGATAATTCTGACTTAGATGCTCATTGTATAGAACCAAGAAGACATGAAATTTATTATGGTAATAAAAGAAGTCCTCACACTTGTGGTAATTTAGATATTGATATTACAAATCCTTTTAGTCATAAAAGAAATGGAAAAGGTGTTGTTGAAAATATTAATTATCCAGATATCCAAAACATGGTGGATGGTACTTATGTATTTTTTATTAGACAATTTTCAAGAAGCCAATCTGAAGGATTTACTGCAGAAATAGAATTTAATGGAGAAATTCATGAATATTCTTATAATCAACGTGTAGTAGGAGACATTCCTATTGCAAAAGTTACATTAAAAAACGGTAAATTTTCAATAAAACATGATTTACAATCATCTACTTCTATAAAAGAAATCTATGGATTAGAAACTCAACAATTTCATAAAGTAAATGTGGCTTGTTTATCTCCTAATTATTGGGGTGATAACAAAACAGGTAACAAACATTATTTCTTTATGTTAGATAAATGTAAATCTAATTCAAGTATTAAAAGTTTTCATAGTGAAAATTTAGAACCTGAATTAGCTAAACATAGAAAAGTTTTAGAAGTATTAAGTGCTGTAAATATTTTAGAACCTAGTGATAACCAATTATCAGGTCTAGGGTTTAATGCTACAGTAAAAGATGAGGTAATTCTTAAACTAAAAGGTAATTTTAAAAGAACTATTAAAGTCAAATTTTAAGTTTAAAGAGGGTGAATAGTACAAAGCTATTTAATGATGCTGTTGGTATCAGCTCTCTTTATATCAGAAAGTAGCTCAACTGGTAGAGTGCAGTCACCATACAAGACTGAGGTTAGAGGTTCAAATCCTTTCTTTCTGACTAATTATTAACAATTAAAAACAAAGTATGTACAAAGAAGCATCAAAATTAAAATTAAGGTTTACAACTCCGATGGGGTTGTTATCAGTAGAACAATTATGGGAAGTAGGAATAGCTACACTAGATATTCTTGCGTTAAGTTTGGAAACAGAATATAAAGAATCAGGTAAAAAATCTTTTCTTACAAAAAGAACTAAAAAAGATAAGATTGCTAAACTAAAATTCAATATTGTTCTTGATATTCTAACTACTAAAATGGAAGAAATGGAATTGTTAACTGAAGCAAAGGAAGCTAAAGAACATAATTCTAAAATATTAGGATTAATTGCCGAGAAACAAGACGAATCTCTTAAAGGCAAATCAATTAAAGAACTTGAAAATATGCTAAAATAATTCAAAATCCTTCCGGAATAGAAATCAATCTATTCCGGATTTTTAAAAATAACGAGAGCTCTAAGCTCCTCAACATATAAGGTAATAGAAAAGTTTTATTACCCTAATTACGTTTTTCACCAAACAAATTAAAATTATGAAAACAATTCAAAAATTATTCCTTTTAGGAATCAGTTTAATATTAGTAATCGGTTTTACTAATACTGCATTTAGTCAAATCACAATAAAAGGTGATATAATTGACAAATATAAAGTAGATGTGATAGTCTATACTTATGATGCCGCTTCAGAAAAGTGGACTCAAACAAAAAGTTTGAAAAGTAAACTTAAATATAAACTATCATTAGATCCTACACTTAACCATACAATTGTCTTTTTTGGTAATAATAAATTAAAGACACTTCAAATAAAAGCTGGAGAACAAGGTAAGTGGTTTAAGTATATTGATTTAGATTTCAATATACCAGGTGATCTTAATGCGTGTCTTATCCAACAAGATGATGATTATCTCATTTATATTGTTGATAGGGAATATTCTGTAATTAGCGCATCCAGATAATGGAAGATTTAATTATAGAAAATGTTCAAAATCCGATTATAGAATCTATAGCTCATGCTGATATTTCAGAATGTAATGTTATATACTATCAAGAGGATGAGGTTATCATTGATAATATCAAGATCAACTTTAATTATGAATTATAAATATAAAAGGGATTCTTATTAGAATCCCTTTTTTAATACTTAATATTATGAAACTTAAACAAAATAATGATACTTATATATGGCTTTGGATATTTACCGACATCATATTCTATATAGGATACTTTTTATTATTAACATGGATGATTTTACAGCTTTCGGGTTTTTATAAAGTACCTCATATAAGCACAATGTCTTTTCCATCTTTAATGTTCTGTCTAATTATAATCAAAGGTTTTATGGGAAGTCGTCCAATAAAATACAAAGAAATAGAACAGTTTATTGATGCAGATACCAATTTTAGAAATATCTTCTTTGCAAATGCTCTTAAGCATTTAGTAAATTATTTATCTATACTATATTTCTGGGCAATAGGTGTGATTCTTTATTTATTAATAAATCTTTAAATTATGATATACTATTCAAGAAGTAATGATGTAGAGGATTTAAACAATGAAGCGTATATACGTAAATTTATAAATTATCTTGCTGTTGAGACTGGTGAAGGATGCAGTTTTACCAGGCATGCGAGAGGAACTATTTATTCTGTAGAAAAATTTAAAAAAGCAGATATAGTAATTGTTGCTGTAAAGGATTATGATAGAGTTATAGGAAGAGGTTGTTATGGTGAAATAATAATGGCTTTAAATTTAAAAAACCTGTATTTTTATTATCAGAAG